CGACGTTGTTATCGCCAGATGTCGTTGAATCAAGTGCATTAGACCCTACCGCTGTATTACGCTGGCCACCTTCCAATTCACTTAGGGCGGCATTACCGATTGCAGTGTTAAAACCGCCGCTTAAACTGCCATCATCTAGCGCAGTATCACCCAACGCCACGTTGCCTGTGCCAGTAGGATAGTTACCGTCCAGCTTGATTGTGCCGCCGTCTGCCGTTAAATCTGTAAATGTACCAGCCGCCGGTGTGGTTGCACCGATCACAGTGCCATCAATCGTGCCGCCGTTGATATCAACCGTTGACAGCACATCCTGTTCAATCGCGTTGTTTAATTCTTCGCGGCTGATCTTATGAGTAACCGCGCCAGAGGTATCGACCACAACAAAGTAATCGTCAGCCGCAGTCGCGCTGCCGGTGATAGATACTAATTCGGATATTTTTTTATCGGCCATTTTTACCTACCAAATCCAGAGTTCAATATAACCGGCGCGACCCGCTTCCGGCTGAATGCTGCCGCCGTTAGTTGTAGCCGTACCGCCAGCACCAAGCGAATAGGACAAAACTTGCCCGCCAACCAGTGATCCAGTGACGTATTTCTGCACTAGAACGCCAGCACCGCCATCTGAACGTCCACCGTCAAAATTGTTTGTGGTTGTTCTGCCGCCAGATGCGCCAGCGTTGTAAAGTATATCGCCACCTGCAGATGATGCGCCGACAGTTGTGAACCAATTAGCTGTGCCAGCGTCACTTGATAAACTGTTTCCATTCGGCCCACCAGCCGCAGTGATGGCAATCCCTAACGTGCCATTGCTAACTGTGGTCGTGCCGCCATCGCCGCCAAGCGTTACACTGTTTACCCCAAGACCGCCAGTCGCTGGATTGGCGTGTACGGCACCACCGCCGCCCCCGCCTGATGCTTTGATCAAGACAGCCTGTGCGCCAGATGGGATTGTGTAGCTTGTGCCGCTTGTCAGCGTTGTTATGACTTGCGGATAAGACACCGCATTTTCAGTGATAGCTTGCGCGGTGCGTAATGGCGTCATCAATTCGGTGTTATTCGTTCCAGCTTCGGCTGTGGCTTGCGATGCCACTTGCAGATCAATGATCTTTGTGCCGCTGCTATTCAGCACGTCAATCCCGCCAGCGGATGCGGCTTTTAGGCTATCGCTGATCAGCTTCCAGCGGTCGTTCGTTACATCCAACTCGCCAACGATAACCCAATCAGCGTTGTCCTTATCGCGCAGTTTTAGGTAATTGTTTGTGGTATCCAGCCACCACATCCCCGCATATGTGACCGATGGCGCAGATGTGCCGCTGTTATTTGTCACAATCGCTTGCAGCACGTTGTTGATGTCTGACCGCGCAGATGGTGCTGATTGATTGTCAATTACATAATCGTGATTAGCCATTATCCATACCTAACTTTTGCTGCCAGTTCATCGATGCTTGGCGTTACGTCATCGCTGGTCGATTGCAGTTCTATTCTAAACCTAAATGCACGTCCTGAAAAGTCACCAGTTTTAAATTGCTTATAGGCTGACCAAGTTGGCGATCCAGCCGGATCGTCATCAGTGATGGAAATAAATTGTAAAACATTCGTATCGGTAAACTGCACCGATCCTGTCCAGTCATCCCAGTTGCCAGGAAAGCTATCCCAGTTGCCAGTGATACTATCAAACAGTGCCGCATTATTGTCAATCCGCACAACGTCCATCGGCATAGTAACTTCGCACAGATTAACCGAACCTGTGTCGATGTAGTTGCTGAAATCATAGGTTGCCGTGGTTGGCGCAGTGCCTGGGCTGGTAATTCTCAGATCACCGGAAATCACTGAGCATCCAGTCTTAGTGCCGCTAAATGATGGATCTTCGGTCTGCGTCAACGTATTAGCAAAAACACGCAGATCGTTTTGACTAATCACCAGGCTGGTATAATTGACGCTTGCATTGCCCGATTTGTCATAGGCTTTGATCATATATGTCCCGGCGCGCGGCGGCACTGTAACGCTGTTCCCTGGGCGCGCCACTTTATCAACCGCTGTTGTGCTGTTGGCAAATGTGGCCCCGGTGGCCTGGCTGCTATAGCGTATGCGATAAAAGGATAAATCAAGGTCTGGCACCGGATCCCATTCCAGATGCAAGCCGCCAGCCGTAACACTGCCGATGAACCCGGTAATGTCAGCCGGTGGATCAGCAAGCCCCTGCACGGTAACACCTTGCCGCGTTGTGAAATCGCCCTTGATGCCGAATGTATTAATCGCTCTTGCTCGGATATCATAATCACTATCCTCAACGTCAAGGATTTCAACTCGGCCAAGGTCGCCAGTGTAGCCAGTTGAGTAAGTTGTTTCTGATGTCTTTTTAAACTGCACCTCAATATTGTCGATGCGTTCTGGTGAGTTTGATGTCACTTCCGCGATTAGTACATTCGTCAAATGCTCATTAATTACCCGCGCCTCGCTGCTGATCGTCAAGCCGATAGCCGGAACATCAAACGGATCAGCCAGGACTGTGTTATTGGCTTCAAATGCGCTTTCTTCAGTCGCCCAGCTATAGACCGCCGAAGAGGTCTCTCGCAGAGTCATTTTTATCTCTAGCGCACCATTCCCATCAGAACCAAACGCCCAGGATAATACCTCAAATGGCTTATCTACAAATCCAGCGCGGCTATTGCTAAACAGAATCACATCACCGACTTGCACCTGGAAAGCACGCAAACCAAAGCTGGCGGACAAAGTAAGCTGCTCGCGGTTCTGGTAAAGGGCAATCTTTGCAATCCGTTGCGCTGTAGCGGCAGACGACACCATACCCAATTCCAAGTCCATAGCGCTTTCCTGACCGTTATCCACCTGGATAAATGTATTGCTTTTGATCTCTGGGAAATCGCTAAACTGCCAATTACTTTCCGAGCCGCGAAACGTACCGCGCACGATGTTAAAGTTATCTCGCCGTGAGTGTCGCGTGTTGATTGTTAGGGTGCTGCGAAGGTCATCTTCATCGAAGGTAACTGTCGGCGTTATATAAGCCGCAGCCTTAACGCGCCATTTTCCCTGGCTATACCAAAGCATGCCACCCATCGGCCTCAAAAGGCTGTCAATAGTGTCGGCTGGCTTAGAGCCAGTGCTGATTGCGCCGTTTGTTGTGTAACGTTTTTCTGTGCCGCCGACTGCTAAAGTTACATTTTCATCGCAAATGTTTGCCGCTGTGATGATATTTGCGTCATCAATCTCATCAGCATCAGAGTTTAAGCCGTAATTGCTTGCAAGGTAATCGCGGAAACAAAGCGCGGCGTTGTCAGAATATGCAGTGGTCTCGGTGCGCGGATCATAGACCTTTTTGCCTTTGATGATTGCTGTAATATTCGGCTCACCATTTGGAAACGCATCAGCCTCAAACTCTAATCGTGCATAGATATACGCAACGCCTTGCAGACGATGGTCATTTGTCCATTTGCTTGCGCTTTCTGCGACCAAATCTTCATCTGCCGTTTGCGTTGCCGATCCCAGATGTTTGTTTATACGAACAACGCCAACATATTTATCTGGCGCGGTCACTTCGCCATCGCCGTCTAGCGTCAAAGCCTCATCATTTAAATAAACCGTTTCGATCTCTTCAACTTCATGACCAGCCATAGCAACAACAACATGCAAAAACTTATTGTTGTCGGTAGCCTCTTTATAAACGACTGCGCCGCCAACCTTTGTGCGACCATAGATAATCTGATGATCTGCCACTGGCGATAAGCCACTGACCAGGATAGCAGAGGTTCCGGCAGGCTGGCCTCCCGCGTTTGGTTTTGGTGCAAGCGATTGACTGATAAGACCTATTGCCACATTAAGGGCAAATGAATACATGAATGATGTCAAAAAACTGGCAGTAAGCGTACCCATCGCCCAGGCCGCAGCCGTTGAAAGCGCCGCACTAGCTGCCGCAGCAACTACAACCGGCGGCATTGCATAAGCTGCCTCTGGAATAAGCGCAATCAACGCCGCCGAGGTTAGTGATGTGGTGGTTTTTAACAGCGTTATTTTGTTCATTCTACACACCAAAAAATGTCAGTTGGCCTTGACGGTGAAAATTCCAGACCATCATAACCTAAAAAAGCGACTTTATCACCTAGCGCAACACCTAACGCGATCTCAGTAACCATCAGCGGCCCATAATCGCCCCGACCTATGATTGCGCCTCTTGACGGTTGAAGCCAATCCACAGCCCTCAAGCGGCTATTGATGGCGGTTATAATATTTGTATGACCGCTGCGCTTTAACTGCCGTTGGTAATTTAGAAACGCGCCCCATTCAGTCGTATAGGTTCCAAACCAATCATCAAAAACATGTTTACCGATCTGCGTGTGATAAGCCTCATCAACAAACCGGATGCAGTCAGATTCGCCCCACTTGAATGGCCTGTATCGCCAGTCTTCAATAAAAGCATCGAAACGATCCGGCCAATCATAAAGCCTCACCCACGCCCCCAATTAAACTGCTTATCCTGCAAGTCTTCAACAAACTCAAAAGCGCGATCATTCGGATATCTGCTTTTTTGATTCTGATCGTTAAATCTAAAAATCCGGGCGCGCTCTAAATCAATTAACCGGCTCTCAACCGAGATAGCGATGCTGCTGGTTTCCGGGCCTTCATTGATCACCATCTGGTCGATGTAACCGTTGAACACCTCAACAACCGGAGTCACCGCACCCTGCGAAACATCAATCCGACTGCCATCCTCAGCGAGCAGATAGCTGCCGTTCTCTAGCATTAGGAACTGCCGATCAGCATCAATCAAACCAAATAGGATTTTGCACTTGCGGCCTTGATATGGCTCGCTAATAGCAAGCGAAATCAAGTCGGATGGGATGCCGGATAGACTAACGGTCGCCCCCTTAGCTGATATTTCTGCGGTTTCTTGTAGCTCGCTGATTTCCAGAAACTGACCTGTGCCGATGTAAGTATTATTGCCAAACACCAAATCACCGATGCCAGTCCACATATAAAGCGTCTGCGTGTCGAAATATAGCTCAACAGCAAAAAGCGGCTGAACCTCTGCCGCCTCTAAGTTAGTGATGATGCTTTGAGTTAATTCCCGGCTCATACGATAACCTCGATCGCTGGGAAAGTTATCCCATAAAAACTGGCGTTGTTGATTGACCAGTCTGATTGGTTGCTAGATAGCCGGAAATTACCAACAGCGCTTGCTACTACGATAGTGCTGTCATCTGCCGGTGCCGTGCGTATGTGAGGCCACAAATCAAGTGTTGCTTGCCCAGATGCGTTGCTATCCACATTTGTAAGAACCTTGTGCAGCGTTGCTGCTGAGCCGCCACCTAGCTGGATGTAATCGCCTGCAAGTAGATAGCCGGTCGCGCTGGCGGGCAGGCCATCTACAGTCAAGCTGTCGCCGGTCTGGTCTGCACCATTAACTACAGGAGTGCCGGGCGTGCTAGATGCGCTGCCGCGTGCAGTGGCGCAGTTAGGATCGCCCATCAAGAACGTGCCGCGCTGGCCTTTTAATGATAGCAGAAACGCAATCCAAACCTCAGCATCGCTCCGCTTCATAGGCGGCAAGCTAACCTCAGCCTCCCAGCGCTGCCCGGTATGCGCTACCACTTGTTGTTTGTAAGTGAATGGGCTTTGGCTGATCGCAACACTGTTTACGGCGTGCAGATTAACGCTGGCGATCCCGGTTTGGGTTGGGAGTGTTAGTGGATATGATATGGTCATTTAGATCACCCGAATGCCGCACTGAATGAACCGCCGCGCCGTCTTGCGTCTAGGACAGCGGCTTTTGATGCTTCTTGGATTTGAGGCAGCATGCCCATAACCTCAGCGCGTACTGTCTGCGACACGCCAGCCGATAGATTGATAGTCTGATTGACCACTACAGCGCCACTGCCCAGCTTGTTATTTGGCACAATAGTTCCGCTGCCTCTTGGAACCATAAGCTCCGGACCTTTCTCTCCGACCAAATAAGGTCTGCCAGAGGTTACTGGCCCACCCATTGCCATTGCTGGCAATCCAGAAACCCCAGGAGGGACTCCTGGAGATGTTAATGGAGTTCCCGGTGAACCACCGCCCAGCCCAATCGCACCCAGAAGGTCAATCCCGCTTAGCTTTTTAGCCAGCGGCGCGGTAATGCTGCGCTGGATGTTAATCCGTATAAGGTCAGAAATGATCGACCGGGCCATAGACTTGAAAGCGTCTTTTGCTGAGGTTGTTCCCATAGCCAAGTCCACAAGAGCGTCCTCCAAAGATTTAACGCCCTTGACTGCTGCGCTCTCCAGGTTCTTCTGGATATTAGCAGCCTCCTCGGCGAGCTTACCTAGCTGCTCATTATAGATAGCAACCTTTGGCGGCCCCTTTTCAAACTCTTCATTTGTATTTTTAAGAGAGCCTAAAAGACGATCAAATATTGGATTAAAGTCGCCAAGAACTTTTTTAAATGGAACAAACTCTTCGCCCAAATCTGAGGCTTGACCTTCTAGTTTTTTCAGCAAGTTTGTAAGGATCAAAACCGCGCCGTTTAAACTTCTATTCTCTGCGCCAATTTTTTTCAGCTCTTCTCTTGCCTTTTTAAAAGACTCTGTGGTTTGGTTTTGCTCATCTTTTAGTGGAGCAAGAGCTTTTTTGATGTCATTCATGCCTCTTGCATAGTTACTGCTCATCCCTTTAGCAGCATCGTCAAAAAACTCTATCTTTTTTTGTAAAGCATCAAAGGTTTCTGAGAATGCTTTTCTCGTAGCTTTAAAGCTAAAGGCATTCTCCAGGTCAAAAGCTATTTTTCGCAGCTTGTTTATCTGTTCGATGACGTTATTAACAAATGTGATAAACGCATTGGTCGCGGACTTAGCAGACAGGATTATAGCAGTGGCCATATTGCGACCAAACTGCTCAGTGCTTTCATTGGCCTGCTTTAGTTTGCCAACAACCGTCTCTGTCACAATCTTGGCAAGCTCTCCAAGCGCCGGAGCCATAGCCGAGATGATGGTATCCGTAACGCCTTTAAACACGCTCATCAGCCTTGTAAACTGATCATTGGCCTGCTCAACGCCTCTAACAGCGCTTGTCGATAGGATGAAGCCAAGTTTTTCAGCCTCAACAAACATCCCTCTCAATGCGTCTCCACCACCCTTTAGGGTGTTGAGCAAGGCCACGCCTTCACTGTCAAACAGTTTAAAGGAGAGACGGACTTGCTGGCCTTCATCTGCAACCTTAGCAAAGGCATCAGCCAGGCCAATCATCTGTTTGTCTAACGGTAAACGCTGGAACTCTTTAGCGTTGATGCCTAATTCCTTAAGAGCGTCTTTTGCTTCCCCGGTATCCTTTGCTGCTTCAGCCAGACGGCGTGTAAAACGCTGCACAGCCATATCAACAGTCCTGGTTTCAACGCCAGCCAGTTCAGACGCATATCGTAATTTTTGCAGGGCTTGAGTTGTGACGCCAAGTTTCTGCGCCGTTTTACCAAGCGTGTCGATGCTTTGCATAGATGACTTGATTAAGAACCCAAAGCCAGCCGCACCAGCTACGCTGATGAGGCCGGTCTTGAAGTTGAGCAGAGCTTTCCGCACCATATTAAGACGCCTGGATACGGAACTAAATGCAGCCTTGGTTTTATCAACGGCGGTAATCGGGATTTTAATTGGAGCCACGGCCATCTTCTATCACCTTAAAGTAAGCAAACCACTCGTTGATTTCGCCCAGGGTTAAATCTTCGATCTCTGCCTGAGTCTTGTGCAACCGATCCGCTAAGGCCATAACGTTGAATCTTAGCGGATCGCCTCTTAGTTTTTTTCAGCTTCCTCGATGCTATCATGCTCGCCAAACATTTTGCCAGCAATATCGGCCACCACTGGTGCATCTTCAGCCATCAGATAAACTTTATCCTCTAGCGTAAAAAGCCTGTTACCACCTTCATCCTCAGCCTTCATGATAATCAGGTCAACCATTCCATCAACCGTCATCTCATTCAGGAAATTCTTATGTTTACGCTGAATCTTATTGATTTCCCCTGCGGTAATTGGGGTGCAGTAGATAAACAACGGCGCATCATCCTCACCCCAATGACTGGGTGTTTCGATGACGCGGCGCTGTTTATTTCTACGCTCAGCAATTTGCTTACCAAGTGACATTAGGTAACGGTTCCCTCAGTCAAGCCGCCAGAGATCTGGATGCTGTAAGTCGCTGTGACCATACCATCGGCAGATGAGCCGATTGATCGTCCGGTGATAATGCCTGTTCCGCTGAGAAGGTGATCGCCGCTTGTATCGCCTTCCATCTGAAAATTACAGGTCACGCTAGAGCCAGGGGTGAATGTACCTTGGCCGGTGGTGTCTGTATCATCGAAATAGGTCTCAACAGTAGCTGTCGCGTCTGTAAAGCTCGCCTGATAAGTTTTCGAGGCATCGCCCATAGTTGTGTCCTCAATCGTGTCGGCGGTCTGATCGACAGTGAAAGAGATTATTTCTGCGATGGCGTTTGCGCCGGATTTTACCGTGCCATCATTGCCTTTGAATGTCGCCATTTTGGTCTCCTTTTAAACGGCTGTTTCAACATCATTTTCGGCTGTGCGGTATTGCACAGTCACGGTAAAACGGCCAACGGCTACAGGCTGCTCGCCATCACCGCTGAAGTCCGCTTCAAACGCTGTGACCTGAGTATCTTTAGCCAGGCCTCCAAGCGTTACGTCTGCTGCCAAGGCCTCCTCGACCTCTACAGCAATTTGATCTAGGGTGTCGTCATAGTTACTAGTCGCTGACACATACCCCTCAACAATTACATCCAGAACGCGGCTCACTGAGCGCGATATAGTTAGTGTATCAAATTCCACAGTCTCTGACCTTGTAAAAACACAAAGCCCTGGCAGCTTAGTCTGCTCAAGCGGATAAATACGACTGCGAAATACATTCGATCCTGTGGTCGTTAATCCTGTGACCGAAGTAATTACAGCATCCCTTATTTGTTTTCTGACATGTGCCATTTAGTTTCTTTCTAGCACCAGCATAGTCATCCCTGTTCCATCGTCCTGGACAACCCTGATTGTATAATTAACTCCACCAACAACCAGGGCATCGCCCTCAGCCGCACTAGAAACATCTGCTGTACGGCAATGGAATCTAGGCTGCTGCAAAGCAAAGGTTACGCCACCACCCGCATCAGCCTCGATAAAGTCATTATCAAAGATGCCAAGGATGATGCCGCCATTATAGGTCGCTGCAACCCCAAAATCATTAACGCTAACAAATATGGCCCGGTCATCTGCGGTCTCGACAGCCATTATTCGTCCTCTGGCGTTACAATCTCATCAGCCTCGACTGCACGATCGAAAAACTTCTTTTTTGCCTTTGGCGCTTTTTTAGCAGTAACAGCCTCGACATAGCCACGCTGGATTAACTTCTCAGCAATCCGATCATCAAGATCATGCTCCTCACCCGCAAACATATTCCCTTGAGTGCCGGTGTAACATTTTTCAATAACTTTGATTCTCATTTTAAATCCTCACAAGTGGATGGATGGGGCGACCCGAAAGCCGCCCCATTAAGATTAGGCAGTTGATACCTCATCGGTGATTGCGAAAGATGCAGCGTTGCGTAGCGCTACATCAACGTCCTGATGAACAATGATTCTCACTGTTCCAGCCAGACCGCCGGTTGTCTCATCAACCAAAATTGATGGCGCACCGAATAGGCCAACCATCAACTGGCTAAAGTCGCCGAAGATGAGTGCAGATGCGTCTGATCCGCCATCGCCTGGATCTAGATCAGATGGCACGTTGCTGGTGAACTCAGCTTTGTAACCGTAGATGCTGTTCCAAGGATCGTTCAAAAGCATGATGCTATCTGTCGATGCAACCTTCACAGTGTTGGCCATCTTTGCCTTCACCTTTGGGTTTGACAACCAGCCAAGAGCGTTTTGGTTGATGATGCCATTAGCATCCTCAACTGTCTTAACCAGGTCGGTCAAGTCAGCCCAGGTCAAGGCAGCCACATCTGTACCGGCAGAGATGTCTACGTTTCCGACATTTCCGTCATTCAGGATGCCTGTTGGCTGTCCAGATGCGCCTGTTCCGCTGATTGCTACAGACTCGAGCTTATCGGCAAGAGCGCGCAGCAGATCGTCTTGGACAACTTGATCCAATGCTGGAATCGACTCTTTTAATGCCAATCGACCGATGTCAACATATGCGCCCATTGTGCGGGGCTGGAGAGTCACTCCTGCATCAGTCTGTGACTGGTCTGCAACAGCACCTAGCTCCTCAACAAATCCAGCAGATGCGCCAGTTGAGAACTTTGGCATCTTGATGCGATTTGTCAATCCGCCCATAAAGGTAACGCCGAGAGCAGCCATTACTTGCTTTGCCCGGAGTGCCTCAATGAACATATCGCCGCGATGAATTGTCGGGATAAAGTTATCAACGACATTCTCGGTTCCTACAGCGCCTGTCGCTGCGGTTGACATTGCGCCAGCACGGAATGCAAAGTCGGGAACATAAAAGCCCTCTGTTTGCTTGCCAGTGCGGCTGGTGATTTCATCGTGCATTTCACGCTCAAAACCGGCCTCAGACCAGTCATGACTTAGCTGTGCGCGAATCATTTTTCCAAGCGAATAGTCACGCTTTTCTTTGACAGGCATATCAACAACATGAGCAGGAGTATCGAGAGGCTGGTTCTGAATGGCATCCAGAAGGCTACCACGGAACTCATCAATCGAGACTCCTTTGCCGATGGCCTCTTCGCCCATATCAGCTTTGTTATGCTTGCGCGCCAGGGTCATAATTTCCTTGGCATTTTTTTGTGCGGCTTTGGCGGCTTCCTGCCTTACCGCATCAAGATCAATTTCAGACATATCGTCTTTCCTTTCCTCGATCTTAGGGGTTGCATGTAAAGTTTCGGAATTAGACCGACCAACGCCGACAAGACTTGACTGGTCTGCCGGAATAGAAACGATGCTTATTTCCATAGGTGTTGTGCTAACGCGATAAATCTCTTCATCATCGTTCTCACGCTTCACGCGGCCATCTACTCTATAGCCCACGCTTATGTTTTGGCGGATACCATCCACCACATCGCTGAATACTTCTGAAGCAAGTTGGCCTTTTCCAAAGCGAACTTTGGCCCGCAGACGGCGAGCCTCCTCATCCAATTCAACAGATTCTATGACGCCCACTTGGCGCTCCATATCATGATCCACCAAAAGCGGGGCGCGACCTGAATTTAAAAAATCCAGATTCATGCTTTCACGACTATGGTCAATAACTTCCATCCCAAATGATCGTTTGACCGGCTCCTCAGATGAGACGCCAACCATAACGGTGCGGGATTCTTCATCAACAGCACGGTCACCCATACCGATAGCGCGCTGCAAAAGGTCGGCGCGATCTATGCGCTCCTCTTCCTCATTATGATATGGCCGTTCTTCCATATCCTGATCACCGGCGCTTTCTTCCATCTCCTGATGCGGCTTTGCAAAAGTGATGACATAAGCCTCATCAGTTTCTTGAACATCTATAATATGACGCTCTTCCATTTCATCACCTCTCTCGCTAATAGCAGGCTCAAACTTGATCGGCTCAAAATCATGCTCTGCTAACCATTCGCGAGCCTCCGCTTCGGTGTACCGATCATCATCGAAACGAATAGATTGAATTTCTGATGTATTATCCACGATCCCATAGATAAAATCAATTCCAGCATCTCCGGCATCAACCTCACGCCTAAACTCTTGATATTTAGCCGGGTCAGTTATACGCGCCGCATGCTCATTAGGATAAGGGCGCTCCTCATGCCAGCCACGGAGATCGTTAATTTTTGTCAATGCGCTAAACTTATGTGCAACCAGTGTGTCAGTTGCCTCATAATCTTCCTCGCCCATTCTATATAGCCTAATCAGAGCAGCGGGATCATCCTCTGTTCCTGTTATTGTGAAGTCACTATTTGGCACATTTATAGAGCCATCGCGCTCAATTCGCTCTATTTTGCCTCTGGCTCGACCGCCAGGATTATTCCAGCTTACAAAATCACCAACGCTAAGCGCGTCTGGTGCAGCGCGATTTTCATCATCAAGCCTATCCATTATCCGGTCTTTCTCCTCTGCCCAGGCTTTTCCACTGTTTCCTCCCCATAACGCCCAGGCGATCCGGCCTGCGGATGGATATCCATCCTCATCCGGGGTGAATCCTTCGCCCTGCTTATCTACCTCATGTCGGGCAAAGTAACTAACCATCCGGCGCACGGTTTCTGGCGATAACTCTTGACGATTAACAAGCTGCCGCGCCCTGGCAACACCTACCTCAGTTCCACCTCGGCCATATTCGGCGCGCCAATCCAAGCCGCGCTGCGCCTCTTCCGCCATAGTTTCTGTCGGCTTTAGGTTTATCTCTTGGCCTTTATATGTCGCCATCGTCATCACCTTCTGAGCCTGGTTCTGGAACAGCCATTTTAGCCGGGCCAAACGATGTCAGACCACCGCCAAACGGCTCAAATGCCAACTTGAGGCCAAGCTGTTCAGCCATCTCTTTGTCACGCGCAATCTGGTTAAAGGTTTCCTCAACATCGCGTCCATAATTTGAAGCCACATCCTGCATTGACAAAATGCCGTTTTGCAATCCAACAACAGACGCCTGGATCTCTTTCATTGGGTCAACCCAATTCCATCCACGACCTCTAAAGTTGGCATTATCAACGAATTTTCCATATTTAGAGGATGGAATGGGAATGCCCCCAAAATCCATAGCAGAACTCAGCCACTCTCTAAAAACCGGCTCAACAAAGTGCTGGATCATAAACATATGCAGTGAACGATACCCATCACGCTCATCAAGAGCGCCCTGGCGGATGCTGCTATAGTTTACGGATGATAAATCGTTTGACAGGCTTGCATAACTAACATTCAAACCAGAAGCAACGCCGCGCAACATAGCTGATTCAAACTCGGCATATCCTGTGTTTGGGTTATTAGGATCGAATGTTTTTAAATCCATCCCTGGGCTAAGCTGGAAAAACTCACCTGGGGATGCTGTAATCGTTGGCTGAAAGTCGTTCTCATAACCATCGCCAACGAAATCATCACCGCCTGGGGTTGTGATGATGCCCATTTTAGACGCTCCGATGCGCGCTGCGATAACCTCAGCCTCGCGATAAGCGCCGAGATGCTTGAGCGCAGACATAGCAGAGACCATAAATGGCTCGCCGCGTGTCTGGTGGGTTCTGCTCGGCATGTAAATATGAATAATCTCGTCCGCCGGAACGCGAATATGCTTCTGGCTTTGAGCATTGTTGTAATACCTATCGCCTGGATGCGAGGTCAAAACATAATAAGCAATCGGGCGATGAGCTTTATCCATCTCAATGCCCATTCTAATCTGATTGCCATTGTTTAAAGTCTCGTTTTTCTTATCATCAATAAGATCAGCCTCAATAAATTGAAGCGCAAAACCGTCTCGGTATTTTGATCCTTTTAATTTTTTGATAAAAACTTCGCCATCACGCGCCAGCGCCTCGATCACTAACCGCTGAGAATCATACCAAGACATCCGGCCATCTGCTGTAGGATGCCCAAGCCGCCCCCAGGTTTTCCAAGCGTTCTCAATAATGGTGTTTCCAGTTGAGTCCAGCTTTCCATCATCATTTCTAGCCTTGACTTGAAGCTGGAATCCGGTGTCACCGACAACGTTTGTTTTCAAAAGGTTGATATATCGCTTGGCATATTCATTATCTCGCACAAGCTCTCGGCTGCGATTACGCATAACCTCTAAAGTAAATCGTAACTCACTATCGGCAGAATTGCTTGATTGGATAAAATCTCCAAATAAACGTCCTGATCTAGCCGCTGCATATGACCGTTTGCCCATTTTATTGGGCTTCTGATCCCGCTTCAAAAAATCAAAAAGCCCCATCGTTAAAACCTCACTTTAATAGTGCCGCTGTGCGACCGACCATTTTTAACGTGGTCTTTTTTATGCTGTAAATTCACCTCTTGCCGGTAATAGTCCCGCCACTGTATCATTTCAGATGGCTGCATCTTGGAAAGTGATCGCCCATTAATTGAGTAAGATAAAACATCTGCATCAGCCCGACCCTCAAGAACAGTCTGAATTTTATCGAGACAAATCTCAGCATGAGAGCGAGGATCAACGTTATTATCAAGATCGGTAATAATATCCCAGGAGCCTGTTTGAATAACGATGCGCTCGCTATCGCTGGTGCGCGTGATTTCAAGCTGCCAATGATGATGGCCTAAGTCAAAGGCTGCGCTATCTACACTCGTAATTGTAAAAAGGTAATCATCGCCATCAGCCACGCCGCTAACACTAAACTCATGCGTGCCGCCTGCCTGAGACACTCGACTCATATAAAGAACGCTATATGTTGATGATGGATAGTCTTGGCCTAGATTCTTTTTGCGCCAGGTGACGCGATCGCCAACAACGATTTGATCAGGCTCAAGTGTTGGCGCGTTTGCGGTATCAAATAGATTAGCCATTAGCGCCACCCATTAATAAAGTTGTTTCGCGCTGCCATTTGGCGGCGGGGCTGGTTGTTCTGAGGCGCATCACCTCTGGCCTCTTTAACTTGTCGTGCCGCACGATCTGCCAGGCTGTCTAGGTTCAAATTCAAAATGGCAAGCGCCCCTATAGCATAAACCCGGCAATCGAGTGCCTCATTCCGCGTCCTGGTCTTAACGAACTCCCTTCGGGGGAACCCCTTATGATACTTTGTCACAATTTTCTCAGATGATGCCAGTTGCTTAAAATACTCATCTGGTCGGTCATTTGGAAAGTGACAATATCCAGCACCCTCAGATTGTAACCTAAGCCGAGCAAATATTAAAGATTTAATATTGTCAACACCGAGAGTAAATAATCGGATCTTGCCGATGTTGTTTCTAGTTGGCCTGCTAACGATAGGCCGATCCTCCCCGGCCATACCTTTTATGGCAAAAATACGGCGACCCTCACGCGGCCTTACAAAGTCATAAACAGCTTTTGTATAATGACCGCCGGAGTCAATGCAGGCCGATCGTATCTGCAAAACCCGGCCATCTTCGGTTTCATATTTACTGGATAAGATGTTATCCAAATCCTGCCACAGTTGAGGCGTGGATGGATCGCCATAGAGCGTATGATACGCAATACTCCAGCTCTCCTCGGCGCGCGCGCTCCCCATAACCTCTACCTCAATTCGATCATCTTGGACATCACATCCAGCCGTCAAAACCAGGATGCGGTTGTCTAGCTTATCGCCAAAGGATTCGGCGCGCTCTGCTATAGCGTAATCATCAACTCGCTCACCCTGATCTTCCCAGGACTCGCTCAAAGTGGTGTTTACAAAAACCCTAAGCGTGTCGGGTAGCTGTTTAGCATTCATAAAGTCCTTTGCTATATCGCCAAGCGGTGTCCAGGGCGAATATAAACCGGACAAATGAAACCCAGCCGTGCCGCTAAACTTTTCAGAGGCACGCCATTCACCACCCCTGACAGCCCGATAACGCTTAGCGTCATCCCAGGCGCAGCCGCAATCCTCGCAAATATACTCAGCAGTTTCCGGCTTATCGGTTTCCCAATGCACGTTTGACCATTTAAGCGTCTGCGTATGACCACAATCTGGGCAAGGCACATAGTAATATCTCTGGTCACTTTGTTCAAAAGCGGTCTCAATCCTAGACGCGCCCTTGTTTGTCGGGGTGCTAACCATCACGATCTTGCGATTATGTGTAAAGGTTTTCGTCCTGGCAATGCCCAAATTGATAGGATCACCCTCTGATCCAGCACTAGTCGGGTAGCGATCCACCTCATCAAATAGCACACAACGCACCGGACGCGAGGCCAAACCCGCCGGGCTATTAGCACCAACGATAGCTAGATAGCCGCCAGGGAACGATTTTTGATAAAGCGTATTGCCTGAGTCACGCGATCTAGCGTCTTTAACCTTGTTTTTAAGCACCGGGGTGTCTCGCAGCATAGGGGCCAGGCGATCATTAGACCACATCTTGGCCATTTCGAGAGTGGGCTGGACAATGAGCATCGGAGAGGGTGATTGATCAATAAAGTAACCCACTGAGTTATTTATGATTTCTGTTTTGCCAATCTGCGCGCCAGTCATGAAAACCACACGCTCAATAGTCGGATCAGATATAGCCTGCATCATCCCGCGCTGATATGGCGCGCGATTGGTAGACCAGAACCCCGGCTCAGCGGATGCCTCTGGTGAGAGGCGGCGGTAAAGATCAGCCCATTCGTCAATCGACAGGTTTGGCGGCGGGCGCATCGCTGCCAGGATTTCCTGGCTGATCTTCGCCACTGTCTGATGGCCTGATAGGGTTATTGACTTTGACTTTGACATCAGCGATCTCTTGCAGTGCATCGTAAATATGATCTTTTAAAAGGCTTTTGACTTCAACCAATTTTTCGGCGGCATACACCTCCGGGGCAACGCGCTGCGGAAAGGCAAGCAGCTTTTGCTTCATGTTCTGCGCTACCTCCATCCAGGCATCATGAACATCCGTTGCCGGGATAAGCTGCTCCTCGATTTGCGCCTTTTCCATCTCAGCGAGGTCAGCCTTGACCTTGGTTAGCCTGGTGCGGTGCGCGTTATAGTCGTCGCC